GAGGGGTCCCATCACAGACACATTGCAGATAAATTTAATAAATTAGCTACGGGTGAAATAAACCGTTTAATAATTAATATGCCACCAAGGCATACAAAATCTGAATTTGCATCTTATCTTTTGCCAGCATGGATGGTGGGCCGTGATCCTAAGCTCAAGATAATTCAAGCAACACACACGGCAGAACTTGCAATAAGATTTGGTCGTAAGGCAAAGAACTTAATCGACTCGGAAGATTACACAAAAATTTTTAAAACAAGATTACAAGAAGATAGTAAAGCAGCAGGACGTTGGGAGACATCAGATGGTGGTGAATATTTTGCCGCCGGTGTTGGTGGTGCGATCACTGGTCGTGGTGCTGATCTATTAATTATAGATGATCCACATTCTGAACAAGATGCAATGTCTAAGACTGCATTAGAGTCAGCCTACGAGTGGTACACATCAGGTCCACGTCAGCGTTTACAACCAGGTGGTAAAATAGTTATGGTTATGACACGTTGGTCAACAAAAGATTTAACAGGTATGCTTGTAAAGAACCAGACGGAACCGAAAGCTGATCAGTGGCACGTGGTCGAGTTTCCAGCGATCATGGACCACGGAACACGGCCCAAGCCTGTCTGGCCAGAGTATTGGAAGTTAGATGAGCTTGAGAAGGTACAAGCAACATTACCTGTTGCAAAGTGGAATGCACAGTGGATGCAAAATCCTACAGCAGAAGAAGGAGCCATATTAAAACGAGAATGGTGGAGAAGATACACACATGAAACAATTCCACAACTACATCATGTCATACAATCTTACGATACAGCTTTTTTAAAAAAAGAAACAGCTGATTATAGCGCCATCACCACTTGGGGTATATTTTATCCAGACGAGGATAGTGGAGCTAATCTTATACTTCTTGATGCTATTAAAGGTAGATATGAGTTTCCAGAATTAAGGCGTTTGGCCTTAGAGCAATATAAATACTGGCAGCCAGAATCCGTTATAGTTGAGGCAAAAGCATCAGGTTTGCCCCTCACATACGAGCTTAGAAAAATGGATATACCTGTAATCAATTTTACACCATCAAAAGGAAACGACAAGCACGCTAGAGTAAATGCGGTTGCACCTTTATTTGAATCTGGTATGATATGGTGTCCTGAGCAAAAATTTGCTGAGGAGGTCATGGAGGAGTGCGCAGCATTCCCTTATGGCGATCATGATGACCTTGTGGATTCTACAACACAAGCAATTATGCGATTTAGACAGGGCGGTCTAATCGGTCACCCTGAAGATTATGTAGATGAAAAGGCAGAGGCTCGTAAAAGGAATTATTATTAATGGCAGGCATAAGCATACTTAGAAGATTATTACTAAAAGAAGCAGTTAAAGGATCTGGTCAAGCATCAGGTATTATGTCTATTGGTGACAATGTTAGAAAGCTAGCCGAAAAAAGATTACAATCTTATCTTTTGTCTGCACAAAAACAAGGTGTTGATCTAGATAAGCTAGGAGAACAAGAAATAAGATACATGCTTGAAATGAATAAACCTAAAGCACCTAGAGTTATATCTCAAGACGATCCTGAGTTTGTAAGTTTTAGAGATCAAATACTAGGTAAAAAAAATAGAGATAACGTTATTCAAGGAAAATTTGGTAAACCTTTTAAAGAAGAAATAGGTAGTGTTGATAATGTTATTAATAATATTACACGTATGGAACCTGTTGCAGCAATGAAAGAAGTAAATAAAGTTTTACGTAGAGAGGGTAAGTACAAAAATTTATCAAAACAAGACTCAGAAAAAGTTTTTAATGATACAGACGATTGGATTAATCAAAGAGATCCAGCTGATTTATACGATTATAAAAATAAAAGACCATTTAGAGAAGACCCTAATTTTGATCCTGATGATCCTGACTTTGATCCAGAGGACATGTATGCAGACGGTGGACGTATCGGTTTTAAAAAAGGTATGGACAGAAGAACGTTCTTAAAAATATTTGGTGGTCTTGCAGCTGTTCCTATTATTGGTAAATTTGTAAAACTTGCAAAAACAGGAAAAGGTATCACAAGTGTTCCTGTAATCAAAACAGATGATGTTGCTGGTAAACCAGAATGGTTTGATGCATTAGTTAATAGAGTTGTTAGAGAAGGTGAGGACATGACTAAAAAATTTGCAACTAAAGAACGAGAGATTGTACATGCAACAAAAATAGATGCAGATACTCATGTAAGAGTAACACAAGATTTAGATGAGGGAACAGTTAGAGTAGAGTATGAAAGTGATGCAAATGTTTATGGTGATCCAGTGCAATTGCAATACAAAAAACCTCTACCTGATGAGGGAAATCCAAGACCAACAGCAGAGTTTACCACAGCCGAGTCCGGTCCTGTTGGAAGATCTTTCGGTCCTGATGATTACGATATAGAATTAGATGAAGTTGGTGGTACAAGCATCAGGGATCTTGATTCTGATGTATCTAAACTAAAAGAATATGCTACAGGTCAAAAACCAACAATGAAAGAAATTGTAGCATCTAAAAAAAGAAGAGACAGAGCTAAAGATATATCAGAAGGCGGAGGCGCTGAATCAGATGCTGTGATTAGAAGACAAGGTGATTATATACAGTTTGAAGATATTGATCCTGAAGTTGACTATGCATCAGGCGGTATCGCTGGAATGTTAGGTGAGTAATGGTAGACAAGTTAGACAGATTACAAGAAGCGATTAGAGAACTACAGCAGATAAATTACCACCAAAAGAAAATCCATACAGAGATTTTATGGACCGTAATCCAATGGCCGGTGGTGGTCGTATTAATTTTGATGGTGGAGGATCTCCGTTACAAAAATTTAGACAAGAAATTGTAGAGAGTATGAAACCTTATGCACCTGATGATGTAACAGAAGATCAACTACAATTAGTCGTCAAAGACATAACATTAGACATGACAGCTGAACAGGCTCAAGCATCAGCACTATCTAATTTTAGAAAATTATTTGGTATGGCTGACGGTGGGCGAATTGGTTTTGCTCCTGGCAAACTAGTAATTAAAAAACCTGAAACTGATACAGCCTCTCCTGATTTTAAAGGACAACTTAAAGATAAACGTAAAGTTAGAACTTCAACTTTAGACGATGCAATTGAAGTTAGAAATATAATAATTAAAAATAAAGGTCATGTTAGTAATGTAGATGAATTAGCAAGATTACTTGGCCTTACTCTACCTAGTGGCAAACTTGATTTTAAAAAAGCACAATTAGCTTTAGATTTAGCACTTGATTCTTTTGATGAATTAAAAGGATTTAAATTAGCTGGGGATAAATACAAAAATATAGATAAAACAAAATTTAGATATTTAGATATGATAGCTAAAAGTTTTGCTAACCATAATCTTTCTACTGATGCTTTTGAGGCAGCAGCACATTTACTTCCTAGTAACATGGGTAAACTTGTAGATTTAGGTGATAAAATATATTTAGAAGACCCAAAAGATCCAAAAAAACCTAAACAAGTATTAAAACGTGGTTTTTTTGATGTGGGGGAAAGAAACATAACACCAGCGGGTAAAAAATTTCTAGTAGATAGAATTTCTACTTTAACAGGTCAAAAATTTAATTTGAATCAATTAAATGAATTAATATTAAAAACACAAAAAGTAAGAAGATTAAAGGGGCAAGAGGCAGCTAAATTAAAAAAATACGTTCAAATGAACCAAGAGATAAAGAATCTTGCAAATGACAATCAAATTCAAAATTTATTAAAAGGCACATTGAATAGAGAAACTCAACAGGCTCTTTTGGAAAGAGCAACAAATATTGTTGGTGGCGATGTTTCTATTGCAAGTAAAAGATTATTTCAAATGGCAGAGGCTATGTCAGATACTACTAACAAGTATAAAGATTTAGGAATTAAACTTAATAACACTAAAGCAAGTAAAATTATTGCTACTGGAAGAAACATAGGGGGTAGAAATAATAGATATGCCATGTCTAGTGTGTTGTATGACTACTATGGAAATGTTGTGGACAAAGCATTAGGAGCAACGGAAGGAAGAACGTTTATAGGTAAATACCAACAACAAATAAAAAATCTTTTAGACAAAGGTCAATCTCCTGATGAAATATTTAGTTTGACAGCTTCTGCAAGAAGAGGATTGTCTCCATATGCAATATTTACACAAAATTTAAGAACAGAGGTTAATAGCGCTATTAAAGGTGCTTATATTGATTCAGCTCTTTCTACAAAACACGAACAACTTCAAGAAATATTTCAAGGTAAAAAATATAATCAATTAAATGCAAAAGAAAAAAAAGCTGCAAATAAATTAGTTAAAGATTTTAAAAAAATAAAAATAAACGCATTAAATCAACCCATAAATCCTGGAGCCGTAGAAAAAGGAGCTAAACCAATTTATTTAACTGCAGCTGAAAAGAAAAATATACAATTACCAGAATTTGATCTTAAGAATCCACCAAGTAAAGCTATAGCTGGGTATAAAAATTTTAATCCAAATTTAAAAAGTGCTTTTGATAAATCTTACGAAACTGTTGGATATAGCATGAAAGTCACACCAGGTATGTTGACACAAAAACAATTAATAAAAAATTTAAAAACAGCTAAAGCGGGAGAGGCTGGTTTCATTGACCTTGGTCTTTTTAAAGATATAGGAAAAGGTGCAGGTGCAGTTTTAAAAGCTGTGCCAACACCAGCGGGAACTATTGGATTAACAGCAGGATTTGGAGTTGATCCAACATCCGCGATTGATAGAGCAAGTATTGCAGCAGAGGCTGCATTTGCACCAGCACTTGTACAACAAGCTGCAAAATTTAACCCTGCAATACAAAGAGTTTTAAATTTAGGTCTGTCACCACAAATGGCTTTACGTGCAGCAAGAATAGCATCACCAATAGGTATTGCATCATTAGGTGCAGAAGGTTTGTATCAAGCAGGTAAGTTTACTAGAGATAGAGTTAGAGAACTACAAGCAATGACACCAGAACAAAGACAACAGTTAAGAGCCGAACAATCTGCTCTTGCATTTGAAGGTGCGAGAGATGGTGGATTGATTGGTAAAAAATCAGGCCCACCACCGATATCAGGACCCACTCCACATGGAGACGAGGGGTTGCCAGCAGCGTTTAAAAATGTTAGGAAGAGATAGGAGTATTAAATGGCAGATATAGATAAAGGACTCCCGAACACTAGAACTAAACTTGATATCCCTTCAGATGAAGAGATAGCAGAAGAAGTTGCTGTTCAGGAACCAGAACAAGAAAAAGGACCCGTAGAGGTCATACCAGAAGAAGATGGTGGCGCAACAATAGACTTTGAACCGGGAGCTATAAACATACCGGGAACAGAATCTCACTTTGATAATTTAGCAGATATTTTACCTGATGATATTTTAGAGCCAATAGGTAGTGATATGGTTAACAACTATATGGACTACAAAGCATCAAGAAAAGATTGGGAACAATCTTACAAATCAGGTTTAGATCTTTTAGGATTTAAATATGAAAATAGAACTGAACCATTTCAAGGAGCATCTGGTGCAACGCACCCAGTCTTAGCAGAAGCTGTTACTCAGTTTCAAGCACAAGCATACAAAGAATTATTACCAAGTGACGGACCAGTAAGAACACAAGTTATAGGTGTTAAAACTCCTGCAACAGAACAACAAGCAACTCGTGTAAAAGATTACATGAATTATTTAGTAATGGATCAAATGAAAGAATATGAAGAAGAGTTTGATTCTATGTTGTTTCATTTACCGTTAGCTGGATCAACGTTTAAAAAAGTTTATTACGATGTTCCAATGGGTAGAGTCGTATCAAAATTTGTACCTGCAGATGAATTAGTTGTGCCGTACACAGCAACAAGTTTAGATGATGCAGAATCAGTCATACATATTGTTAAAATGTCAGAAAACGAATTAAGAAAACAACAAGTGTCAGGTTTCTACAGAGACGTAGAACTTTCACCACCAAGCAGTGTTGAACAAAATGAAGTTGAAAAAAAAGAAAGAGAATTAGATGGCACTAAAAAAACAGGTAAGCAAGAACCAGTTTATACTTTACTAGAGTGTCATGTTAATTTAGATTTAGAAGGTTTTGAGGACCAAGGAACCGATGGACCAACAGGAATAAAATTACCCTACATAGTAACTGTAGAAGAAGGTAGCCGATTAGTTCTCTCTATACGGAGAAACTATGC